ATGGCATATTTCAAAATTTGCGTACGAGCTAAGAGAAAAGACAATACGTATCCTGTTTATATTCGTGTAACCCATCACGGACAGGTAGGATATATAAAAACAGATAAAGTCTGCAAGGCTAAGTCTGTTCGGAAGGGTGAGGTAATAGATAATTACATCATCAAGGATATTTCTATTCTTATTGACGGGTATATGTCCCGGCTTAATCGTGAAGATATACAATGTTGGGATATCAGAAAGATACTGGACTTCTTGAGGAGGGATTCTAGCGCACCTTCTTTTTCTGAATTTTGTGAGGGGTTTACCTCTAAGATGGATAACGAGGGAAGAGAATCCACGTCGATAAATTATAAGCTTGCGTTAAGGCGCTTGGAGGAATATATGGGGAAAGACGACATTCTCTTCTCTGATCTTACATCGTCTATATTCAAGGAGTGGATAGATTCGATGAAAGATAGCTTGTACAAGAAACATGGCTATCCGAAGCGGATCAAGACAATGTTTATGGCTGGATGCGAGCGGTATAATAATTATGATACCGGCGAGATGCTTATACGGAATAACCCGTTTAGGGGAGTGAGGGTACCTAGACCTACAGTTCCAGAGAAAAGGGCATTGGACATTAGAACCGTTCGAGATTTTTTTGCGGTATCCGCGGAGTATGGATCAAGAGCTGATCGTGCTAGGGATGTGTGCGAGATCGTTTTTTGTCTTGCCGGAATTAACACCGCTGACCTGTATTATATGGAAAAAGAGAACCTTAGAGACGGAAAGATGTGTTACTGCAGACGTAAGACTACTAATAGGAGGGATGACAAGGCGTATATAGAGATAGCCGTACCAGATAGGCTATCTCATTTGTTTGAGAAATATGCTGGAGAAAAAAGGCTGTTTAACTTCTGTGAGACTTATGGATCAAGTAAGAATTTCAATAAGTGTATAAACGAGGGAATAAGTGATATAACAAGAAAAAACGACCTTCCTCATATTTCTGTCTATTCGTTTCGGCATAGTTGGGCTACATTCGCTCAAAACGATTTCGATGCAAGTTTGGATTTAGTAGGCTTTTGCCTTAACCATGCTTCTTCCCATAGGGTGACATCTGGGTATGTTAAGACCGATTTTAGCGTTATCGACCGCTTGAATGCCAAGATTCTTGATTATGTATTTGAAGAAAAAAACGAAAAAAAGATGGAAATAATTTGCGGATTAAAAAAATGACTCTATCTTTGCCGTTGAAATAGCGAGTTGGATTTTAGACGAAAGTTTGAGATCCAACTTTTTGTGTTTATATGTGTTTGGTCTCTTATTTCTGTAAACTTCCATAAAACAAAGACTTACCGGGTGCCTTCAAAAAAACAGGCACTATGACGATTTCTATTTCTAAAACAGCGCTGCTATCAAGATTGCAGCTTTTGGCGAAGATCATACCCGCCAAATCATCCACGCCGATCCTTTGTCATTTCTTGTTTAAGACGAGGGAAGGCCGGTTATTCATCACCGGATCGAATAGCGAGGGCCGGATAACCACCAGCCTTGAGTGCATCTTCGACGAGGAGATATCTATTTGTGTCCCGACTTCCTTATTAGAAGGACTGAGGAACCTGCCCGAGCAACCAATTGATATAATCATCAACAAGGATACCCGTGAGATAAGGATCAAGTACCATGGTGGAAAGTTCGAGGTGGTGGGTTATGACCCATCTACCTATCCGGGAAAAAGATCGATCGAGGTCTTGGACTCTGTGTCATTGAGCGCGGAGGATTTATTCAATGGGATATCCAAGGTCATAAATTTGGCCGGGAATGATGATATCCGTCCGGTCCTAAGCTCTGTCTTTATTGAGACGGAACCGGAGACCGTATGCTTTGTCGGTGCGGACGGGCATGGCATGGGATTCTTGAGAAAGGGCAATGATAGACAGGTTGGCAAGATCTCAGTTATAATCAGCCGTCCTATAGCCTCGGTATTGAAGGCGATACTTCCGGCTTCCTCCGATAACATGGAAATGAGGGTCGGTGCGGATTGGTCCGATGTCATACTCAATGACTATGAGATATCGTTCCGGAATGTGGAGGGGAGATATCCTAATTGGAAAGCTGTGGTACCCAAGGCGAATAAGCTGGAACTGCTTGTTGACACCGGACAACTGATCGGGGCTATTAAAAGGACATCGGTGTTCTCCAATAAGGCCTCATGCCTTATTGTCTTGAGGATCATTCGTGATAAGTTGACCGTATTCGCCCAAGACATAGATTTCTCGACTTCCGCGGAGGAAACGTTGGAGGTCGATTTTAACGGGAATGAGTTCTCGATCGGGATTAAGGGATCGTTGCTTCTTGAGATACTCTCATGTATCGATGACGGGCGTACGAGGCTTTCCTTTAGCGAGCCTAGCCGCGCTATCTTGATAACTCCGGAGAACCAATCCGGGAACGAGGAACTTACCTATTTATTAATGCCCATGACAATCCCGTAAGTTATGAAAGAGTTCAAAGATACAATCCAGAAATATTTACAGGAGAGGGCGGCGGAAGATCTTCTGTTTGCCCCGAGACTTGCCAATCCTAAAAAGAGTATAGACGAGTGTTGTCGTTATATCTTGGGAGAGGCCCGTAAGCGTGGAACCTCTGTCGTGATGAGTGATACGGAGGTTTTTGGTCTGGCCGTACATTATTATGATGAAGAGAATATCGAGGTCGGAAAAGTTCCTGTCGGTAACTCCGTTTCTTCTTCCCATAAAGTAGAACTTACGGAGGAAGAAAAGAACGCTGCCCGTCAGGCGGCCATCAAAAGGTTGACCGAAGAGCAATACCGATCGCTTAAAAAGAGGCCGGCCAAGAAGAAGGTTGATGAGAGTGTCCAACAAATGAGCCTGTTTTGATATGAAGCCGAGAACGAGATTGGAAAAGTTGGTGGCGGGATTGAGCGAAAAGCTTCCCGCCATCACAAAGGCGCAGGAGGAATGGGCCAAGGAATACGTGTTCGACCATGTAGCTTACAAATGTAAGAATGAGTTGTGGTGCTCTGAATGTGGCGAGATATGGGTTAATACGGGTAATAGTAAATTGGGTGACAATATCGAATGCCCTTATTGCCACCATCAATTAGATGTAAAGGTCAGCAGAAAGCAGAAGAACCATGAGGAGGCGTATATGTCCATCCTGCAAGTGAGAGGCGGGTTTCAGGTGATCCGGCATATACTATGTTGGAAAAACGCCCGTAGGGGAACTTCTCCGGTGTATTATGATTTTACTGAAGTTGTTCAAGAATGGATTCGTGAAGACGGAAAACGTACGATCATAGCCCGTCCAATAAATATGGGACGTAACGGATTTGCGTATAGTTCCCCTCTTAGTATCAAGGGTGAATATGGAAGTAACCCATATAATTATTACGGTGATTTATATGCGATATTTGGAGAGCTTTATCCAAGGAAAGAATTACTTCCGGAATTGAAAAAACGGGGACTGAATCGACTGTTCCCGGATGTAACCCCGTCTAAGTTGATACGTGACTTGTTGAAAGGCGGAAACGATGCGGAACTGTGTCTCAAGACCGGGCAAATATCCATGCTGAAGCACATGTATAAAAACGGCTTCTGTCAACTTCGCTATAAGCCATCATTCAATATCTGCAACCGTAACCATTATGTTATCAAGGATGCGTCCATGTGGGAAGATTATATGTCTTTACTATCTTATTTCGGCAAGGACTTGCGTAACGCGCATTATGTCTGTCCCAAGAACCTGAAAGTTGCACATGATGGGCTTTTGAAAAAGAAAACGGCAATAGAAGCTAAGTTGAGACAGGATAGGGATTGTATGGAAGCTATCCGTAGGCGTGAAAAGCTCATGAAGGATATAGCCGGCTTCTACGAGCGGATGGAAAAGTTTTTCGGGATGAAAATCACGGATGGCAACATAGTCATTTGCCCGTTGGAGAGTATTACTCAGTTTTATCAAGAAGGAAAGGCTATGCATCACTGCGTATATAAACTCGGATATTACAATCGGCCGGATCGCTTGATACTGTCAGCAAAGGACACCGGTGGCAAACGTATCGAGACGATAGAGGTGAATTTGAAGACGCTGAATATCGTCCAATCCCGATCCGTCTGCAATGGGGTAAGCAAGTATCACGACCAGATAGTAAAACTGGTGAAGAAGAATATGAACCTGATTCGTCAGAAATTGATAGCGTAAATTTACAAGGATGACTTACATTGAACTTATAAATAATTTTTGGGAATTGGATGAAGACTGGCAATTTACCTGCTGTGAAACGAGGCTTTATTTTTATTTGTTGAAAACAGCGAATCGTTTAGGCTGGGTGGATAGCTGGACGCGTAGCGATGCAAAGGTGTCGTCTGACGTGGGAGTGTCAGTCAATTCGATGAAAACAGCCCGTAATAGATTAGTTCAAGCAGGTCTGATAGAATTTAAATCGGGAGGAAATGGACAGCGGGATAAAACGAGGTATATCGTTAGGTGTCAGTTTAGGTGTCAAAATTTGATACCTAAACTGACACCTAAACATGAACCTAATCTTATACCTAACCGTGAACCTAAACCGCAACCATATATTAATAAGACTAAGATAAAGACTAAGAATATTAATATACCCCCCACACCCCCCAAGGGGGTTGACAAAGCAAAAGAAAAAGAGCTTTTGGAAAAGGAGGAGGCTTTACGTGTTTTGGAAGAAGAGTTGAAGAAACGGGAGGCGGAACTGGGTGCACAATCGGACAATCCACCATCCAAACCGAAAAAGCGTCCTAATCCGTTGAACTCAGAAGCAAGGAAACTTTTCGAGGAACGCTATCAGGCTCTTTTCTCATCCAACTATTACTGGAGTGCGAAAGATGCGGGAAATATGTCTTCTTTGCTCAAGAAGTTGAAATTTCAACGGGAGAAGAAGAATTTACCTATTGACGACCAAGGCGTGTTGAATGCTTTGAAGTACTTATTGGATTCAATCACTGACGGTTGGATATTGGAAAACTTCAGTGTGACGAATATTAATTCGAAGTTTAATGAAATTGTCTCACAGATAATGGCAAGGAAACAAGAACATGGAAATACTAAACATACAGACGGAGCGAAAGCCCGTGAACAACAAACCGATAGAGAAATCATGGAATATGCCCGTAGTGCCTTCAGAAAAGACGTATTCGGTGATTCGTAGATATGGGGATGGGGAAAGCTTTGCGAAGACATTCAACCCATCTTTACAGACGATATGTGCCCAAAACATAGAACGGTCCTTTTTGGGCGATGCTCCATCATTGGCATTGCTGTCGCAAACTTATCCAAATGAGCAGGTAAACACTTGGATTATTGCCCATTTGATGGACTTATACAAATTCGCAGGGGTTAAGGAGAAGCCTTCGTTTCAGCAAGTCTTGGAACTAGCTGTGATGATACGGGTTGAATATTATTATTTTAAAGCTTCTGAACTGCTGTTGTTTTTCTTCAAGCTCAAGTCAGGAGAATATGGTACGTTCTATGGTGTGGTCGATCCGATGGTGATTATGGCAGCCTTGATCGAATTCAAGGCATATCGTCGGCATCAGCGGGAGATCTACGACCGTGAAATACAACGCAAAATACGGGAGGAAAAATGGGCGGAATGGGAGAGGAAGTCTGTTCCTTGCCCAGCGTATTTGAAATTGGCGAAAGCGTTTGTGGAGGAGGTGCAGGATGTGGAATGAGGAATCGAAGCTCCAATAATCCTGTATTACTTGGTTCCGGTTGCAATATCCTCGGTTGGCGAAGTTGCTGTCCGCCGTTCCGAACGGTTCCCGTAGGGATGTTGTCACCGGTGCCATCCTCAAACGGGAAGGGGTGGTGGCCGGTGTCGCCGACCTGATTCTACTTATCCCCAAGAAAGGCTATGCCAGCCTCTGTATCAAGATGAAGTACGGCAAGAACGGGCAAAGCGAAAGCCAAAAGGAATGGCAACGGCTTGCGGAGGCGGCAGGAAACAAGTATGTGGTGTGCAGGTCGTTGGAGGAGTTTGTGAGGGTGGTGAATTTGTATTTGAGTGTAACTGTAAAAACTGGAGGATAAAAGCTGTATTGATATTGGAAAAAGTTGTATATTTGTGATGCCCATTAATTTCACGAGAAATATGAATCCATTTTCGATATGTAATCCGTAAAACCGGGTTAAGGTTTTGTGAACCTTTGGGCGTATATTGAAAATGGATTCGCCATTTTAGGAGATGGATTATTATAATTTTGAGGATCTTGTTTCAGGTTTCACTATTGATGAGAATAGGAAATATTGGTTCGTAAGGACTGTTGGAGGTAGATACTATCGGGACTTTCTTGATGGAGGATATGTCGCTATTGGTTACAATGATATTTCCAAGAGAGTTTTAGATGAGTTACCTGAAAAAGAAGAGTCCGCTATGCTTGCGCTGAAAATTTCTTATAAAAATAGGCATCCGGAGATTGAAAACGTAGGAAAACAAGTATCACAGTTGCTTCGATTTTATAGGGGAATAAAAGAGGGCGATGTTGTGATAATCCCCTCCTCTGAATCTGAAGAGTTAGCTTTTGGGATAGTGAAAGGTCCTGTTTATGAATGCTCCCAAATTTCTGATACAGATTGTCCGTTTGTGAAACGAAGGGCAGTTGAGTGGAAAGTGAAGTCATTGAAGCGGAAACTACATCCGAAGTTACAGTTAGCGATATCGTCAAGGCATGCGCTGTCAGATATGACCGATTATGCGAGATATGTTGATTGTGTGATGAAAAATTTCTTTGTTAAGGGCGATGAAGTTAATTTGGTTTTGGAGATACAAACTGAAAATGATGTGACATTGGATGACTTCTGTTCTATCAATGCGATACCTTCTCTTATAAAAGGTTTTTGCGAAAGTAGAGATATTCCTTTTGAAGAGGAGGATCTTGTTATGAAAATCCAAATGGAATCTCCCGGCTGGTTGAAATTGACTGGAAAAAATGTTTTTGGACTGTTGGTGTTTGGTGTAATTATAAATGGGTGTTTCGGAGGAGGTGTTGAATATAAGAAGGATGCTGATAGTACAGAGTTCTCTATTAAAACAAAGGGATTTACAGGAGCGGTAAATGAGTATTTGGATAGAGAAGCTGATCGGGAGTTAGTAGAAGCAGCAACAAAAGCCGTAGATTCTATGAAAATTCAAAAACCCGAGGATATTGAACCGATAATAAAATTATTGGAAGAAAGGAACAAGATAAGGAATAAGTATTAGGCAGGCAGATAGTAAAAGGGAATCAATATAGATGCGATGATTATCCCGGTGATAATGATTTTATAATCTATCTGTTTGGATAAGTCGAACTTATAACCTCTGACAAGACATATTAGGGATTGAATGACTAATATGGATATAGAGGTTATAGTAATGAATGTACCTATACTGGATAATATGTTTCGTGCTAAGTCTAACATGATTCTTATTTTGCGATGCAAATATATAACGTTTTTTGCTCCCTAATTAGTATAAAATGGATGTTTTCTTATCTTAAAATATAAATTTCTTTGGCAAGAAGCATGATTTCTCTTGCATATTCCAAAATAACTCCCCATCTTTGCGCTGTCCTAACTTATCAACCAAGGTGGAAGCGTCCGCCGAACATATTTTATGTCGGCATTTTTTGTGCCCATACATAAACGTATTATAGTATAACGGTTTCGTACCCCCTTGATACGGCTTAATGGCCGTAACTGCCTTGGTTGGTGTAGGACAAAGGGACAGGCGAAACCGTTTTTTTGTCTATCCTCTTATAACAAACAATGTTAGTTATGTCCAAACAACCAAGCATTTGTTTGTCGGGGAATAATAGTACCCAACAACCAACGGCCCAACCCTCCGAAATGGGTAAGTACTCCGCACCTGAACTGCAAGCCGCATTTGATGCCGGTCGTGCCCTCGGTAGAACTGAAGGTATGCTCTCCTACCAACGCCACATCATGAATCAGCTCTTTGCCGAAAACCAAAAACTCAATCATAAACTTCAGGAACAGAAAGGAGGTCGGTCATGAGAAAATCAAACATGTCCATTCGCTCGGTTGGAGTTATCCGTGAAAATCAGCTTTTCAGCGACTATCGCCAGACCATTTTCAATGTTTGGTTTGACGGGGATCAGGTAATCGACTCAATGAGTTATGACGAGTTAATCGCCCTGCGTGATATAATTAATGACGCAGCTAGCGAGTATGTGGATAATATTGTAGCGGCAGAGAAAGGAGGCAAGAAATGATTAATTTGAAAAGAACATATAGCGAAGAAAAAGCCTCTATGATAGATTTGATGAAAAAGTTGAATACAACTCGCCGTACATTCAAGTCTATTTGTGATAAAATGCAACAGTATGAGAAATTTATTGACCCTAAGATTCTTAATAGCTTTGAAGAGAATGTAATATCGGCAATAAGAGATTGCGGTAAAGTTCTTGCCGAAAAAGAAGTCCGAGATGTATTGAGTGATCTTTGGCCTGACTTTTCTTTTATTACTGAAGATAGGCAGAAAGGAGACCAGAAAGGAGGTGAGAAATGAAAAAGCAAACCATATCTCTGAAAGCCGAGCGTGAAATATTGATTCTCGCGATGAAGGAGCTTATATCCGCCAGTCACCGCCTTGCCAGTATCAATGATGACAATGGTAGCCTTGTTGAATTATATCGGAAAACTTTCCTTGATGCGGAAATGCAACTTGGCAATATCTGTAGTGAAATAGGAAACATGGTCGGCTATACCGTTTATTCCGACATTTGTGAAGGATTGGAGGTGAAGCCATGAAAGAAGCCAAGAAGTACATCAACCACCACAAAGTAAAACTATCCGGCAAGTGATATGTAACCAAGGTCCGCGCCAGTGAAGCCGTGGAGATATCTTTTGAGGAAGGAAAGATCTCTGTCGGAAAAGAAAGTTCCAGGAAAAAGAAATTCTGATTTATATATTAATTCAGAACGTTCTTATCCGGGTCGCTTGGCCGCCATCTGGGAGGTAAGAAATTTAAGGGCATCGTCTTTTTGCTATTGGCGACCAAATTAGATAGCATGAAGACTTTGCTCTTTCTTCATTATACGATTCATCGTGAAAGTATTAATTATAAAGCAATCGTGGGTTATCTTAGTAACTCATGGTATAAACATCTAAAACAACATTGGAGATCACATAGTGATTTTGAATAACGATCTGTGATCGTTTAATGGATATTATAAAAAGGTTGATAAATCTATCTTTGTTGTTATTTATAATTAATGCCCCGTTTTTCTAATAATGTAACTATAGACTTGTCTTTTATTGCAAAGTCAAATAATTTTTGATTGTATTCGGTAATCTGTTTTAAATATCTTTGTATGTCAAGAAATAGATTTTCAATTAATTGTTGTTCTGGGTATAATGATTTTAGATATATATTTACTATTCCTAAGGAATTATTTAACAAATCTTGCATTTCAATATTCAATTCTTTAAAATCGTCTTGAATACTTAAATAAAAATATTCAATGATGTTAAATATTCTAACTAATGGGTGTGGATGGGTGTATTTTTCCGTGTAAAAATTTTCTATTTTTATCTTATTATTAAGATTGACTATTCCAAAATAGAATATTATTTTACTTATAAATAAACCTCCTAATCCCATAAATAATAAACATTTAAATGTGTTTTTATTGATTATATTGAATTTTCTTTTTATTTGAAATATATATTTTAGAACTCCATATGTACCAAATCTATCTGCGTCAAATTCCCATACATGTTTTTGCTGATCAAAACTATTATATATGATATTCTCTTCAAAGTAATAATATATGCTTTTAACACTAACACTATTAAATTGAAGTATATGTTGAAATTCATGATTAAATGTGTAATGAATACAACATTCTAGCATGAACTTGTTAAAAGAAAAATTATTTAGTTTATGTAGATCAATATATCCATTTGATATTTGTGGATTATTTATTAAGGAAATAGCAATGATAGAATTAAAATATTTGTCATCGAATAATTCGGACATTTTCACGACATATCCATTTGTTATTCCAATTATATTATATCCTTTATAACTCTTAGCAAAAGCGTTGCAAAATCTGTTATTTTTAATATAAAAAAAGGAATGGTTAATTTTAAATGCTGAAGCATAAGATTTGACTAGCTCACTAAATGTATTATTGAATATTTCATATTTATTAACTAGGTCTTCATCTAAATTGGTATAGTCGAAAGGATCTTCTATAATTCCCCATTTAACAAGATTGTTTTTAGCTTCTATATTCATTTGTGTGTGTTGTTTTAATTTGTGATTATATGCATTTTAATATTATTGACAAATTTAGTAAACATTTGTGATATAAAAAAGATGTTTAAAAATGATATACTACTCTATGTGAGATCGACGGTTTAATTATGATGCGGATCAAGATGATCCTTTGTGATTTTAGTGACTTTTTGTGAGCCTTTATATCTTATATGAAACTAAGATATGAAAACGCAAAAATGTATAGCCTGTGGCCGGGAAACGGTTTCTGTGATCAAAACTGAAGAAGGGTATATCTGTTATAATTGCTACTCTGATAAAAAGATTCCTCCTAAGTCAAAACAGCATCATGACAACGAAGAAGCTCGGATTCAGTCGGAGTTTTTCAGCAAGGTTCCTTTATTTTTTCCGAACTTACCGGATCGACTTCTTTTTGCAGTCCCGAACGGTGGCAGCCGGCATAAAATAGAAGCGGCTAATATGAAGCGCCAAGGAGTTAAACGAGGTGTAGCTGATGTGATCCTTCAGATACCGAAAAAGGGGTATGCTTCCCTTTGTTTGGAGTTCAAGACATCGACGGGAAAACAATCTCCCGATCAAAAAGAATACCAACGCCAAGTTGAAATGGCAGGTAGTAAGTATGTGATTGTTCGGAGCGTGGAACAGGCTATCCGGGAATTGCAACTGTATTTGTGTTAATTGATTACCCCTGTTATATTTTAGAATAAAAGTTATGACAGAATTGAAGTATGACCCTCGGAATTATCGCATCCACACAGATAAGAATAAACGGCTTATTAAAAAGAGCCTGGAGGACTGCGGAACGGGTCGTTCTATTCTATTGGATAAGAACGATGTTATTATTGCCGGAAATGGTGTTTATGAGCAGGCTTTGGAACTTGGGTTAAAGGTTCGGGTTGTAGAGTCTGACGGGAATGAACTGATAGCGATCAGGAGAACGGATTTGTCTACAGAAGATGAAAAAAGAAAGCTTTTGGCTTTGGCTGATAACCATACATCGGACACTTCTATGTTCGATTTTGCAGCCGTAGTTGAAGATTTCAGTATTGACGAACTTGGTGATTGGGAGTTGGAGCTTCCATTTGATGATATGCCGACGGATGTGGATCGTTTTTTTGAGGGAGCAGATAAAGTAGAGAATAAGAGAAAGACGATGGTTTGCCCTCATTGCGGAAAGGAAATAGAGCTATGATCTTATATCTTGCCGGTTATAAACCTTGTGCCAAACGATGGAACCTTGACACGAAAGATATCTATCTCTTAAGTTCTTTTTGGGAGCATAAATCGGGACATTATGGTGGTTATGTCTGTCAAGAGAAACATATTCTTGATAGCGGTGCGTTTTCAGCCTTTTCCGGAAAGAATAACAGTTTTGATTGGGATGGCTATGTCAAGAAATATGCTGACTTTGTTCTGAAAAATAACATTCAACGCTTCTTTGAGCTGGATATAGATGTTGTTGTAGGGCTGGAGAAGGTCGAGTATTACCGTAAATATTTGGAAGATCGTACAGGGCGGCGGCCTATTCCTGTTTGGCATGCAAGCCGGGGGAAGGATTATTTTATTCGGATGTGTGAAGATTATCCCTATGTTGCGATCGGTACGACCTCTGCGATGGAAGAGGGTAGGCGGATAAGAGGTAATCCCATGATATTAAAATGGTTTATCGATCAAGCTCACTCTGTCGGTACCCGTATTCATGGGCTTGGATTTACAGATACGATATTTCTTCCTTTTTTGAAGTTTGATAGCGTTGATAGTACGACTTGGTTGTCCGGTTCCAGATTTGGGCAGATTTATTTCTTCAATGGCAAGCAAATGATATATCGTAATCCTCCCCAAGGGATGAGGGCTAAGAATCATGATTTATCGAATAGACACAATTTTAATGAGTGGATAAAATTTCAAAGGTATGCGGAACGATACTTATAACAAGAAAGTCCTTCTGTATTCAGGAGGTATGGATAGTTGGTTGATAGACAAACTCTGGAAACCGGATATAAGGCTTTATGTCGATATGAATACCCGTTATTCAAAAGAGGAAATGAAGCGTCTTCCGGATGATACCATCATTGAGAGATTGGATTTATCAAAGTGGGAACGTGAAGATAAGATTATCCCTCTAAGGAATATGTATTTGATCGGTATTGCGACGAACTATGGCGATGAAATCTGTTTGGGAGCGACAGCCGGTGACCGTGTTCTTGATAAATCGCCTGTATTTGCCGAGTTGTATGAGGACTTACTCGGCTATCTCTACCAAAAACAACATTGGACCGAGAAACGAACGATCAAGATAAACTTGGACTATAAAGCATATACCAAGACTGAGTTGTTGAAGCAATATATAGCTCAAGGACGTAATATTAGTGAAGCGTTTAGTTCATCGTTCAGTTGTTATGCTCCTGTTGATGGGCACGAATGTTGGAACTGTAAACCGTGTTTCCGTAAATTTATTGCTTTTGCGTTGAACGGATATCCGTTTTCCATGGATGTAATCGGCAGGAATATATCTTATATAAAACATGAAATACTTCCTTTGATCGAATCTGGCGAGTATGGCCGGAAACGGGAGGAGGAAGAGATAAGACAGGTATTAACTCTTTATCGATAAAAATCGTATGTATACAGTAAGGAAGCGTCTAGAGATATCGGCGTCTCATCGTCTGAGTCTCTCTTATGCGAGTAAGTGTGAGAACTTGCATGGGCATAACTGGATCGTAATCGTTTGGTGCAGGTCTAAACAGTTGAATCCAGATGGTATGGTTGTCGACTTTGCCCATGTCAAGCGAATGATCCAGGAGAAACTAGATCATAAGAACTTGAATGAGGTATTATCGTTTAATCCGACAGCGGAAAATATAGCGAAGTGGATCTGTGACCAGATACCTCAATGTTTTAAGGTGATGGTTCAGGAATCAGAGAATAATATAGCGTGGTATGAAGAAGATAAATGAGATTTTTTACAGCATTCAAGGTGAAGGCTACTTTACTGGTACGCCAGTTGTTTTTGTTCGCTTCTCTGGATGTAACTTGAGGTGCCCGTTCTGTGATACGGAACACAAAGAAGGCAAGATGTTAAGTGATGATGAGATTATTGCGGAAATAAGGCGTTATCCGGCTTTGCATGTCGTATTGACAGGCGGAGAGCCTTGTATGCAGGTTACATATGATTTGGTTGATAAGATCAAGGCCACTGGCCGATTTGTTCAGATTGAGACAAATGGAACTTTGGTTCCACCTGTAAATATAGACTGGATTACGTGTTCTCCCAAAGAGGGCGGTAAAACAGTCGTGATCAACCCTAATGAACTGAAGGTAGTCTATACCGGACAGGATATGTCGCAATATGATAAATATTCAGTGGGAGTATATTATTTGCAGCCTTGTTCCGGCCGGAATACGAAGGAAGTTATTAACTATATTAAAGAGCATCCGAAATGGAAGTTAAGCTTACAAACACACAAGATATTGAATGTGCGATAAGAACGATCCTTTCTTTTATAGGCGAGGATCCTTGCAGGGAGGGATTGAGGGGAACGCCGGATCGTATCATAAGAATGTGGGGAGAGATCTTTCGTGGATATGATCTGTCACAAGTGCCTAAAATAACGGTCTTCCCAAATGGCGTGGATGGCCTTTCTTGTGATAGTGTTATCGCGGATTCAGGTGGATTTTATTCAATGTGTGAACATCATATGATGCCTTTCTTTGGGAAGTATTGGTTTGCTTATATTCCTAATCCCAAAGGTAAGATACTGGGCATATCGAAAGTTGGTCGTGTCGTTGATTATTGTGCGGCACGGTTACAGGTACAAGAGCGATTAGCGAAAGATATCATCGTGATGCTCCAAGAAGCGTTAGGTTCGGAATATCCGCCTTTAGCAATGGGTATCGTATTGGAAGGGGAACACTTGTGTAAGTCGATGCGTGGTGTAAAGAAAGAAGGTAAAATGCGTTCTTCTTTCTATTTTGATAATGGAAGTTTACCTGAATTGAGGGCTGAATTGTCCCGATTCGTTAGTTTTGGTTAATTATGACAGAGAAGAATGAAGTAAAAAAGAAAAGTAGGGGGCGTAAATCTGAATATAGAGAAGAATATGCAGAGCAGGCTCTAAAGCTTTGTTTGTTAGGTGCAACAGATAAAGAAATAGCCGAGTTCTTCTCTGTCTCAGAACAAACGCTTAATAGTTGGAAGAAGAAGTTCCCTCAATTTCTTGAGTCCTTAAAAAAGGGAAAGGCTGTCGCTGATGCTAATGTCGCTTCGAGACTTTACAGTCGTGCGATTGGCTACGATGCCAAGGCAACGAAGTTCGCTACCAATGAGGGCCGGATTACGGATAAAGTAGAGTATATCGAGCATTATCCTCCGGATACGACAGCCGCTATTTTTTGGTTGAAGAACCGGCAGCCGGCTAAGTGGCGTGATAAGAAAGAGGTCGAGAACCTTGTTAAGCTGGGGGATGAATTGGAATCGATGTCGGATGAAGAACTAGCAGCAATTATCCGTGGCGAAAAAGAGTAAGAGAGAAATATTGATTAGGCAGGCAAAGGCGGCGACCATATTGCGCAAACGGGAGGCTCGGAATGATTTCTGGGCCTATTGTTTATATCATGACCCTAAGTTCTTTGCTAAGCGTCTGTTCTTAAAGAAGGTGGCAGATGCTTTCACCCGGGTGTACGAATCGTATCTGTCGGGTGTGATCCGCCGGCTGGCCGTCTCCATGCCGCCACGTGCCGGGAAGTCTTATATATCATCCTTGTTCATATCGTGGATGCTCGGCCATTTTCCGGAAGAATCGGTCATGCGTAACTGCTGTTCCGATACGCTGTATAACAAGCTGTCGTATGACACGCGCGATATTGTCCGCTCTTCCCGGTTCAAAGAGATATTCCCGGATGTGCAATTGCGAGGGGATAAGCAGAACGTTCATGGTTGGAGTTTGGACACTGCCCGGCAGGTAAGTTACTTCGGGGCTGGTGTAGGCGGTACGGTAATCGGTTTCGGTGCGTCTATGTTGGCCATGACCGACGACTTGTATAAGAGTTTGGAAGATGCACTATCTGACACCAATAACGAAAAGGTCTGGTCTTGGAAGCAGGGAACACATGATTCCCGTATCGAGGGAAACTGTTGTTCGATCGACATCGGTACCCGCTGGTCGGCTACGGACGTTCTTGGTCGTATGGAGGAAATGGGGAAGTATGACGAGATTATCCGTATCGCCGCATTGGATGAGAACGACCGTTCTTTTTGTGAGGAGGTACATACTACAGAGTATTACCATGAACTACGAGAAGAAACGGACGATTCCATCTGGTGTGCCGAATATATGCAGGAACCGATCGAGGCAATCGGGTTGTTGTTCCCTAAATCGGAGCTTAACCGATTTAAATTGGCTGATATTGAGGGCAAGCAACCGGACGGTGTTATCGGAGCTACCGATGTGGCTGACGAGGGAGACGATGATTTCTGTGCTCCGATTGCCAAGGTATTCGGTACGAAGTATTTCATTACCGATGTTTTGTTTACGAAGGATAATGTAGAGATTACCGAACCGAAGCTGGTTTCCTTGATCCTTGATACCCGTTGCGACAATATGCGTATCGAGAGTAACAATGGTGGTCGCATATTCGCTCTCAATGTTCGTAAGGCCGTGAAGTCAAAGAACGAGAAATGTATCATTCAGGCGAAACCGACAACGGCCAATAAGGATACACGTATCTTGTTGAAGTCTGGTTGGATTAAGAAGCATTGTTATTTCTTGGAAGAAAGCGAGTATAAGAAAGGTTCGGATTACGACCGGTTTATGAAAGCTTTGACCAGCTATAAGAAAGAGGGTGGTAACAAGCATGATGATGCGCCGGATGGTATGACAATACTTGCCGAGAATGTAGAGTTTATTGGGTTGTGCAAGGCTAACTCTGTACGTCGGGTAGCAAGAGGACGATAATTGGCAAAATGAAAGTGTTTTTCTGATATTTGTGACACGTGTTAGATAAAATCCCGATATTTTTCTGCCACATACTTGAGTTTTGATATGTGTTCTTGGTTTTTACATTTCAAAGTGAACTTGTCTATACTGGTCGTATTGACAGCGAAAAACTATTTGCTTTTATATTTTAGCATAAAACAATTATGCCAAGTATAAGCGAAATTCTTGCGAATGAAGATTTTGGGCAGGTAGTCAGTACGTTATGTGTCGATACGATTGAATACCGGGAACCAAGAGAATATTACAGAGAATACCACGGTGAGCGCCGGCGACGTAAAACCTCTGTCGGCTGGCGGGAACCGAAACGACTGGCGGTTTATTCGGAGACATTGAAGGATAAGAATGGGGAACCGTTACGGTTGGAAGACAAGATTGTCGATGTGGCACGTATCGTTACCAACTTCCCGAAAAAGGAGGTGCGTACCTCTGTCGCCTTCTTGTTTGGTGGGCAAATGACGATTACGGGAACGGATCAGAACGATGGTTTCCAAGAGTTCAAACGTGTATGGGAACGCCGATTGAAGATGCAATCCGTTTTGAAGTCATTTGCTCGCAAGGTACTTTCTGAAAGTAAGGCTGCTCTTGTGTTCTATCCGTATACTTCCAAAGGATTAGACGGCAACTTGATTACGGAGTTGAAGGTGAAAACGCTTTCCGTTCCCCGTAATGAAAATACTTTCTCTGAATTTTATCCCCACTTCGATGATAACGACGATATGGATGCCTTTATCCATCGTTACCAGATAAATTCTAACGGCATGCTCCGGAATAGTTGTACTATCTGGACAGCCGATAAGATTATAATAGCTACCGATGAGATGGGTGGCTGGGTAATAAAAGAGGTTCCCAATCTATTCGGAAAGATTCCGGTCGTGTATGCAGATGTTTTTCAACCGGAATGGGACGAGGTTGCCGGTATCATGGATGCGCGGGAAATGCGTTTATCCCGTATGGCCGACACTAACGACTACTTTGCGGAACCAATCTTGAAAACGTATGGCGATTCCGATTTACCTTCTAAGGAAACAACCGGGAAAGACCTTAATTTCCCCATTAAGGTCGATGAAGTATCCGGCAAGGAATATCATGGCGATGCCGATTATTTGACATGGACTGGCTCCCAGCCATCTGTAGATAAAGAATTGGAAGAAACGAAAAACGAACAATTTGCTGGTACATCTACGCCGGATCTTTCTTTTGATAACTTGAAAGGCATTGGCAACCTGTCCGGTGTCGCTCGTAAATTCATGCTGATGGATGCAACTATCAAGGCGAGTGAGAACATGGAAACGTTCGGTCCGGTGGTTCAGCGTTGCGTGTCGGTCGTGTTGGCTGGGATATGCAATATTACCAACATCAAGTACCGTCCTCAATTGGTGAACAACCTGATCGATGTGGAATTTGGTTCCATTTTGCCGGAAGATTTGGCTGAATCCCTGCAAACCCTATCTATTGCCAATGGAGGCAAACCGATTAACGCTCAGCGCACGGTTACGGCTCATTCTCCGCTAACAGAAGACTTGGACGAAGAAATGAAGCTGATGGAGGAAGAGGAAAATACAGCAGCGCAACGCAATAATATGATCGGCTTAACAATGGGATATGGAGAATGAAAGAACTATCATTTCATGAGCGACAATTCCTGCAATGTCTGTTCCGGCAACAAGGTAGCATAAAGTATTCGTTTGACGAGTTTGTCCGTAGGGTAGGACCTCTTCTGGCTAAATGGTCGGATCATGGTGGCGACCGGGTGTGGATAGGTAATGCTACCATAGAGAAGCAAATCGAACGGCTGTTGGATGATTTGCATAGTCAGTTAGTCAGCAATATATCCAATACGGCGACCGATGTATGGAATTGGGGGAATAAGAAAGCTGATGAGCTTGTAACAGCTTATATCAAGGATATGGCTATATCCACTACGCTAAGGGAAAAGTTGTTTTCCCGAAGTGCAGATGCGCTGAATACCCTGTTGAAACGTAAGGATGAATTTGGTAAAACCATATCCTCCCGTGTCTGGGATATAACGGACGGAGCTATGGATAATCTGGAACATTATCTTTCTTCGGGTTTGTCCTCTGGTCGTCCGGCAGCGTTGATCAGCCAAGATATACGGCAATTACTAAACGAACCCAACCGTCGTTTCCGCCGTGTAAGGGACGCGAATGGCAAATTGGTCCCATCCCAGCCGATGAAAGATTATCATCCGGGGCAGGGTGTTTATCGCTCGTCTTATAAAAATGCTCTTCGCTTGGCTGCGACGGAAACAAATAAAGCGTTTCGTACTGCCGACTACGAGCGTTGGCAGAATATGGACTTCGTGACCGGTATAGAGGTGGAACGTTCACCATCGAATCATGGCCTGTGTCCTGTGTGTGATGCAAAGGCTGGCCAATATCCGAAGGATTTCAAGTTTACAGGATGGCATCCGTTTTGTATTTGCATATCTACGCCGATTATGATGGATCATGAGGAGTTCGCGGAATGGTTGCTTAGTGATAGAAAAGTAGAAAGAGATAGTATTTCAATTCAATATTCAAAAGATAGGGCAAAAGAACTGCAAAATTGGGCTAAACAGTCTTTGTTAAATAGCTCATTCTCTCATAAAGATTTTCCGATACAAGTTAAAATGACAGGAAAGTCTATTAAAGAGTTCTTGAATCAGCCTCATAAGTTCAAGAAAGAGAAAAACGAATTGATTAAAAATATAGGAGCGGTATTCGCCGGTTCGGATTACAAGGGGTATACCGAATACCACAAGGATAATCCTATGATCAAATATTCTCATGTCTTTGAAATTGACTTGAAAGGTGAGAAAAGTTGGATTATTGTAAGAGAAGATATAACAGGAAAAGCGGTCCTTTATAGTATATCGGATAGTGATAAGGTTTTGACTGGCATAAAAAAGAAGTAGCCCGATAGACCATCACACGTGGAACTACAATCCACGGCTGAATCTATCAGACTACTCTTTTTGCAAAAATATAAATAATCTCCTAATTGTCTAACGATTTAGGAATTTTAATCGTCAAAGTCAAGAATAAGCTGTTTCCCGTTAGCCTTCCATTGCTCAAATGAGTAGTCCACGGTCATATTCATTTGTTTTGTGGCTTTGGCTAGCTTATTTTTGGCTTCATGGAATTCTTTCTTCAAGATCTGGATACGTGCCCAATCCTCAGCCTGTCGTTTCTGCTTCTGGTTGACGAAGCAGGCGTAAGAGGAGAAATGATCATATAATACATCGTAGCACTGCATTTTGTATTTAATGACCAAAGGTCTTACTTCTTCATCAACACGATTTGTGTCGATTGAAAATAACCAACCAAAGACATATCGAAGGGGAATACAATACATTTCACGTTCTTTTCCATCTGCTGCAACCGAGGTCATGATGACCCCGGTTGAATTTAATATTTCATCACGATCAATTCTATTACGTTGAGCTTTGGCATCTATGCCAAGAGCATCACAAATAGGTTTGATAGGAACTAGTTGTCTTGGATCATTACTTGCCATGATAGCCACATTGTTTACTTTCGCAATTTCTTTTGCGTTAAATGATGAATTTTTCATATTTCCGAAAAAAAGCGAGGGCAAAGGGGATTCTGTAGTAAAGTGGCAGTTTACAGAATACACCCGATGCCCTCTAAATTTCCTACTGACGTAACTGCCACGTAACGTCTTTCTGAGATAATATATAAATCAGAAAAACTTTTTCCTGTGGCAGTTGATGACACCTTCTATACTTTCGCTCTTTGCATTTGTAATTTTGCACTTAGCTTCTCAGCTTCCTTTTGCATATTTTCGGAAGCGTGCTTGATGTAGTATAGCATTCCTTCGGTTCTTCCTATCTCTCGACCGGAATTGAAAGCGGCTTGCAGTTCTGGAGTGGAGTACTTGCCCATTTCGGAGGGTTGGGCCGTTGGTTGTTGGGTACTATTATTTCCCGACAAATCAATGTTTGAGTGTTTGAGCATAAAATGAAACATTGTTTTGTTTAGCGGAAAATAAGAACGGTTCCGCCTTTCCCGTTGCTCTACACCACTCAGGCAGTTATAGCCATTAAGCTATATCACGGGGGTACGAAACCGTATATCCTTTATATTAAGAATATCTCAAGATAAAGCATAATTATACCGAAAAGAAATATATTCGGCGGGTTTTGTCCGCCTGAGTGTTATAGAGCACTACAAAGATGAGCACTAATTCTGAATCCCACAAGAAAAAATAGAAATACCTTTGCGTTTTCATCTTGTTGTGCTATTTTTGCGTTATGTGGAAAGAGAAATTAGGAAACTATTTGATTGATGTCTCGAAATATATCTTTACAGGTGTAGTGGTAGCGTCTTTATTCAAGGATATGGAAGATAATAAGTGGCTGATTTATGGCCTAGGCTTTACGTCTTCTATTTTAGCCTTAATAGCAGGATTGGTATTAACGAATAAGAAAAAGGAGGATAAGTAATGGGAGCTATAATTGGATTCGCCGTGATAGGCATACCTTGTGCCGCATTTTTGATCTATTGCCTTACGCCTTCTGGCAAACAATGGCTTAGATCCAATCACATGATTTGACAAGATAGATTCTTATAGGAATAATTTAGAGATGAAAGCCTGCCGGTTGTCCGGTGGGCTTTTTTTATACCCGGAATATTCTTTCTCTCCCTTATATTTTAAACAGAAAACTCTTATGACAATTTTAGATTTAATCAAGGCGGCATGTAAGACAAAAGGCGTGCCGGAGAAGTATGCGGAACGTATTCAAAAGACGTTCAAGATTGAGAAAGCCGAGGGGATGGAGGCTTTCGTGGACCTGTTCAAGGATAATATTCTTCCGGCAATCCAAGAAGCGGAGAATGAAGCTAAGACTACGGCTGAAACGGCCGCTGTCGCCGCTTATGAAGCCAAGCATGGGTTGAAGGATGGTAAACCGGTGGAAGATCCGGATAAGAACAAGAAAACGGAAGAAGAACTGTTGAAGGATCTTAGCCCGGAACTGAAAGCTTATCTGGAAAGTATGAGGAAGAGCGTCGATGATATGGCTAAGAAGGTGGGCGATTCCATTACCAACTCGGCAAACGAGGCTAAGAAAGAAACAGTCCGTAAGCAGTTGAAAGATGCTGGTCTTCCGGATAACTGGCTGGGACGTGTGGACTTGGCTTCGGAAACCTCTATCGAGGATCAAATCAAGGCGCTTTCCGAAGAGTTTACCGGAATCCAGCAAAAGGCGATCGATGATGCCGTGGCCCGTGGTGATTACGCTCCCGGTTCCGTGAATCTTCCGGAGCGTTCCGAGGCGGATTGGGCGAAGCTGATGGATCAGGATGCCGACAAGAGCGCAAATAATCCCGGTGTGGTGAACCTGGGTATTGAATAATCCAAGAAAAGTGTAACGTTATGTACAGAAAAAGAGAAAGAGAATTCCAGTATCCTCCCGGAATTGAAAAGATTATTGAGGATGTGATCGGCGGTGGGACGATTGACCGCCGGGATTTGCGGAACGCTTTGTTCAATGGCAAGTCGTTGGACGAGCTTCCTCCGATCGTGATCGTGGTGAAAGATCCGGAAACGGGGCTGTATCATGTATTGAAGACGGCGATGGCTTCCGATGCTGGCAATGAAACTACTTATAAGGTGTCCAAGAATCATCTGTTTGGTGTGGGTGACTTCGTGACGATTGGTGGAGCTTTGACAGGCGCATCCGATAAGATCACGGCTATTGATAAGAGTCATGCGGAGTTTGATACGATCACGTTGGAAGCGACTATCGGTGCTGCCGCAAAAGGTCAGGTATTGGTTCAGGCTAAAGACAAACAGGCAGCGAAAGCCGCCAAGTTGCCTTATGATGGCGAATTGGTTGTCACGATGAATAAAGTCGACTTGACTGTAGCCAACCAGCAGTCCGGGTTATTGGTAAGAGGTACGGTAAACGAATCCTGTATGCCGTTCCCGGTAGATAAGGACTTGAAGGCATTAATGTCGTTTATCCGTTTTGTGTAATCCATTAAAATCAGATATATGGAAAGAAGTTTAATTAAGCAAGTGAATAAAAAGAACATGGCGGCCCGTTTGAATACCCGTCATGTGAAACCGGTTGTCTTCCCGAACTTCTTCGGGGTGAAAAGAAAGACCTCGTTGAAGTGGGAGACTCTGACCGGTGAGAAAGGCGCTCCGGTAATGGCAGACGTGATCTCTTTCGACGCTTCCGCACCGCAGAAGACCCGTGAGGTGATCAGCAAGCTGTCCGGCGATATCCCGAAGACAGCCGTCAAGCGTGGCATGAACGAGAGCGATTACAACGAGTATAAGCAATTGGAACGTGACGCGCAAGGTGATGCGGACCAGTTGGCATTGTTGAATCTGGCTTTCAAGGATCAGGATTTCGTGTATAACTCCGTTCGTGCCCGTTTCGAATGGTGGTGTATGCAGCTCATGAGCCGTGCGGGTTTCCATTTGTCGGCAAAGAACAATGGCGGTGTCGTTACGGCTGAGTTTGTCGGTTGCGGTATGCCGAAGAAGAACCAGCGTAAATCTACTACGGACTGGAGTAGCGCTACAACGGCCAATGGATTGCAGGATATTGAGGATACGGTTGTGGCCGCTTCTGCCGAAGGGGTGACGATCCGTTACGTTGTAATGCATGTGGCTGATTTCTCTTTGCTAAAGAAACAGAAATCTACGTTCGACACGTTAAAGGCATGGGTTAATTCGTCCTCCAAGATATTGGTGACAAAGAATCTCATCAACGAGTATCTGGCCGAGCAGGAGATCCCTGTGAAGATCATTACCGTGAACCCGGCTGTCCGTATCGAGGATCGTGCCCATCGTCGTAAGACGATCAATCCTTGGGAGCGTAAGCGTGTATGCTTCTTGGAGGATTTGAAGGTGGGTGACATTCAGCATGGGCCGATCGCCGCCGAGTCTTCCGCTACCTTGCAGAAAATCGCTCTCATGGTTAAGCAGGATTGGATCTTGGTAACCAAATGGTCTGAGCTGGAACCGTTCAAGGAATGGACGAAAGCGGAAGCGAACGCTATTCCTGTCGTGAATGATCCGGATGCCATGTTCATCATGAAAGTGGATGGGAAGGATTGGAACGCTTCCGAGGATACCGAGGGTACGGATGATATCCCGGCGACATTCTTGGGTGAAACCGTCGAACCGGAGGATCAAACGATTCAGGATACTGAAAACGGAGAATAACAATCATGGCTAAGACGATTCGAGATACGATACTCGCTTATCCCGGTCTGGCTGACTGTGAAGATTTTTTGGATAACGTCGTTTTGCCGGGACGCGGTTTTGAAGGTACAGAAGATAGTAAGACGATCGATATCCAAAAACAAAAGCTGGTGGCCGCCGACCTTTATTCCATGGTCGGCGGTCTGCCGGACTTCACGGAAAACAAGCTCTCTATCACGTATCCCCGTGCATGGTATGACGCTACGGCGAAACGACTATACCGGGAGGGAGGAGAACCGGAGAAAGCGGAATTGATAGGCAATAAGATCGAGGTACCCAAAGGAAGGGCGAGAAACAGATGGTAAAGCGATATTCACATACTGCGATAGTGACGATTCAATCCTGTCAATTGGTCAAAGGGGAATGGGTTGCCGGTAAACCGACGGAAATAGAGGTCACTGGGCAATACTACCCGTCCAATAGTGGACAGCAGTTGAAGCGGAACGTCGATGGAAGAGAGTTCATCGTGCATGGTGAGTTTTCGACCAAAGCCCGTCCTGTGGAAAACGCGAAGCATATCCGGATTGACAGTATCGCTCTCGATGTGGATATCATTAGCTGGGAACCGTTTCAGACTCACTCTGTAATCTATGTGTAGTTTATGGCAAGGAAAGGTGGTTTGACTCCAATGTGGAGTGATAGGGAAGTAGGGCGTTGGTTCGATTACTATGTGGATCGGGCGGAAGAGCGGATATACAAGTTATTGCAACGTGCCGGGGAAGAGTTCGTGAAGATCGCTCGAAAAAAAGGGAACTATCAGAATCATACCGGTAACCTCCGTAGCTCAATCGGTTATGTGATCGTTAAGGATGGCGATATATTGACCGAGAACTATGAGCAATCCACGGAAGGAACGGATAAACAGACCGGTATCAGGGAAGCGAAACGTTTGGTTTCCGAGCTGATCCCTCTTTATAAAAGGGGCTGGGTATTGATTGGTGTAGCCGCTATGCCTTATGCCAAGTATGTGGAAGCAATCGAAAATCTGGATGTTATCTCTGTCGCCACGGAACATGCCGAGGATTGGATCAAGAAACAGAGTCGAACGTTATTTGATAAACTCGCTGAGAAAGGATATTGAACATGGCAGATCAGTTTGATATAGTGGATATCGTATATAATGCGGTTGAGCCGGCGAGTACGGGCTTTATCCTGTATAAGGATCAATCCGGCGATGGCGAGAAAAGAAATCATATCACGATCCGCTCTCTGGCCTTGAATGGGAAAGATTATGTCAACAAGGGATCGATAAATATCAATATCTTCGTCAAGAGACCCTCGAAAGGCGTATCGGATCGACAGTTGATGATAGAGACCGTACGAGGCGTGAGGTTCGTGTTGCGGGATATCAAGCCGCCGTTGGGGATGTATTGGAAATCTCGGATCGTCTGGTCTGAGCCTATGGGCGAGGCCAAGGATGGCTTCGATTGTACGAATATTAGATTAGAGGTTATAACAGAATTAGATTAGTGATATGGAAAGAAGTTTAGCGCTGGATGTGGCGTATTTAGGAGTTGCGGAACCCGGGGATGGCGTGGCCGGTACCGAGTTCACCCAATGCGTTGACGTGGATACGGTGACGTTCAATTTCTCGGACGCCAAGGAGCTTAGTTTTACGTCCATGGGACATGAGGATCCTTGGGCGGTGGTGAGTCGGAAAGGAGATCCTTCCAGTATAGAGTTCACTATCCCTTCTCCCACGAGCGACGAGATGAAAATGTTTTGCGGGGGAACCGTTTCCGGTGATAAATGGGAGGCTCCCTTGTCTACGCCCTCGATATTGAAGACGATCAGGCTACAGAGCCTACCGTACCAAGGTAAGTTCACGGAATATGTCTTTGTCAAGTGCTCTGTGTTCGGGAAGATCAGCCAAGCCCCGGATAAGGAGAATTGCGATCTCTTATTGGTAAAGGCCACGATCATGACACCGGTATCGGCGGCCGGCAAACAAGCGTCCCCGTATAGCAGGGCGGTGAAGGCCGTGTCGGAAGACACGGAATGATGTTTTTTGTTTAGGTTGTCTAGAGCCTCGGTTTTTGCCGGGGCTCTTATATTTTAAGGGAAAATGACTATGAATGCGGAAGGAATTAGAGAGATTGCTAAAATGCAATGTTCGATTGATGGTTATTCATATTTTCTTAAAAACTTATATCTAAAATTGATTAATCCCAATAAGGAAATAGATTGTGTTTCTTCTGGTGATGATATTCGTGACGCTATTTGGCAGGAGGTTGAGAAATTACAAAATCGATTAAAAGACTATGAGCGTAAAGCGAGCACTACAGATTGAGAGCGACGTGGTGACAAGTCGGTCAGTCGTGATTCCTTTCGAGTTCAAGCCGGAGACGATCCCGGCGGGTAAGAACGTTGGTGATAGTATCGTTATCACCCCGATCACGGTAAGGACCGGGTTTAGGATACGGCCATTACTCTTGCGGATTGACAAGGCGGACAAGGATGCTATCGTGGCTCATAAGGATGTTACGTTTGATAGTGTACTGTCGGAGTTGATGGCGAAATATGACGAGTTGATCTTTGAGATCGTATGTTTGGGTATCCATAACAAGAAAGGGGACATGCCCGCTTGGTTCCGGGAGGTATTGAAGGATAATTGTACATGGGAAGACCTGTATATCCTTTTGAACGCTATTCTCTTTCGTCTGGGTTGTAACCCTTTTTCTCGTACTATCATAGCATTGGAAGCTGTGAGCCCGTTAAGCGAAGAGGAGATAATAGCCCTTCAAGAAAACAACGAGACTTGGGTAGGTCGGAGCCGGTGACGCAAAGTAGCTTCATGTTCCTTGTACTATGTAACGAGGCGTTCGGGTATACGCATGAGCGGACATTGGACAGCGATCTGGCGCTTGTCATGTCCATGCTACGGGAACATGGTTACTTGGTGAACGACCGGAACAAATCACTGCTCGTGGACGATGATGAATCCGGGGATAATCATGGCGAGTGGGTCGAGGTAATCGATTTCGATACGGGAAAAAAGAAAAGGGTTCGAAGAATGAGCCCGGTATGATATATATTACTTTGCGTAGAGAACGTTTGTCATAGTGATTTTGGTTGTAAAAAAACCGACGAACCGTGAGGCTGGTCGGTTTTTGTTCTCTGTAAATGTGTCAAGATCTTCAGAGTGTCTGCTCGATAACCAGAGCGGTGTCTTCTAGCGAAAAGTAATTGGGTAACGCTCCGGATGGATTATGCTGTCAATCTCAAGATCCACATCAATTGCGTCCCAACGCAACGAATCCTCGTCCGGCATGGTCACGTCCAATACATCCGATACTTTTGCATTTCTGAACCAAGGGTATCTATCATACGATAGATAATATTCCTTCCCTCCTACGAAAAGGAGGATACCGCGTGCATTAATCATTGTTACTCCCGCAGGGGTTGTTCCATTCATTTTTTTATTATATCGAGGCCGGACAAGCTGCATGAGAATATTCGTTGATATCTATAAGATGGATATTCAAAACATCTTCAATATCAAAAAGAGTGCTGGTTGTAAAGTTGTGGTCTCCTCTTAACCATTTGGATATCTCAGAGGGACGTTTACACATTTTCTCTGCAAATTCCTTTTGGGATAGACCTTTCCTTTTGATACCTTCCGCAATTTTTACAGCAAGCATCATACGTCTTTCCATGTTCTTAGCTCTTTTTTTATCTATATTGCTAAGTACAGTGTCTAAAATAGATGTGTTATTCATATTTATTCCTCCTTCAATTTTAAATTACCTAAGAAAAATCCATTATCGTCGAGATGTATATCTTTGTTTTTAATAGCTTTTGATATGATTTTGGATATTTGAATCACCATTTCAGCTTCTTTTTTTAAGGCGGGACTTTCTTGATAAGCTCTAATGTTTTTGGGTTTGTATCCTCCACCTCCAACAATGATAGCAACGTTAGCAAATCGAATACAATAGATTCTTAATTTTTTGTCAGGACTATCAAATAGAGCGCAAACACCATCTCCCGGTTTCCCTTCATTTAGCTTGAAAAAGTGTTCGGCTGCCCCCGTTTTTGTAGCCATAATTTTCAACTTAGATACGATATCTTCTATTTCGGTTGGATATCCAGAATAGTTGTTCTGAAGAAATTGTTCAAAAACGCTCTGATCCTCTTGATTGAGAATGACAGAATATATTTGAGTCTTCTTTCCTGACAGTTGCTTTATTTTGACAATCTCAAGTTCCACGATGAATTTTTTCTTTTTACAAAAGAACGAAGAAAAAGCGACAAGGCAAAAGAAAATGTCGAAAAAGATAACTTATAAGTGAATTTTTAACGGTTGACAGTCTCACATGAAAGGCTATCCTATATTTTACCATAAACGCATTATGGGAATCAGAAATAGGGATGGAGCCTTATTTATGGCTACTGGTCTTGATAACTCCGGCATGTACGAGGGAACACGGGAAGCGATGGGGATTATCAAGACCTTGGCCGGTGAGATCACGTCTTTTGACGTATTCGGTGGTATCGGTATCAGTGCGGCGACGGCGTTCGCCAAGGCCGCGAAGAGCTCATACGACTTCGAGAAGGAGTTCCGGAAGAACATGCTGGAAGTAGCGACCATTTCCACGCAGGTAACGGATGATATGACCGGTTTCATGAATCAGGTCATGTCCATAACCCAAGAGATACCGATCAAGGCTCCGGAGGCCGCCAAGGCGTTATATAGCATTGTTTCCGCCGGACATGACGGGGCGGATGGCATGAAGATCCTAGAAGTTTCGGCTAAAGCTGCCGTGGGAGGGCTTACGGAAACCGAGACGGCAGCTGATGCTATTACAACGATCCTGAATGCTTATAAGATGTCTGCGGAGGAAGCCGGTACGGTCTCGGACCAGCTTTTTACAACCGTCCGGTTGGGTAAGACTACATTTGGCGAATTGGGAGCCTCCATAGCCCAAGTTGCTCCTATTGCGGCTGCGTATGGGATTAGTATCGACCAAGTGTTGGGTGCTGTCGCTTCATTGACCAAGCAAGGAACGCCGACGGCGCAGGCTATGACACAGATCCGTGCCGCTATCCAAGGAACCGCCGGAGAACTTGGAGACGCCGCTTTCCAAGGTCGTACTTTCCAAGAGGCATTACAATTGATTTATGAGAAGGCTGGTGGTTCCGCTTCCAAGATGAAGGAAATGCTTGGCACGGATGAAGGCCTGGCCGCTACACTGGCTTTGACTGGAAAGAATGCAAAGGCGGCAGCAAATGATTTGGGAGAGTTGCAGGGCTCCTTGGGTGCGACAGAGGCTGCGTTTGAGAAGATGGCTGACGCCGCCGATAATCAGCTCACGTTGTTGGCGAATAATGTACAGGCTTATTTGCGCCCAATGGGAGAGAGGATATTGAAAGAGGTGTCAGATATCGCCAAGGCGTTTAATGAGGCTTTTGAGAACAATGATATCGAGGGGACGATATCGAGGGTTGAGGCATTGGTGAAAAATGCGGCGGGAGCGTTTCTTTCTTATAAAACAGCTATTTTGTTGGTTCAAGTGGCGCAACGATCTTATATCAAGACATCAGCTTTGAGCAGATTGGCGACGATTCAGCATACGACCGCAACCGCGCTGCTTACAGGTGCTTTGAAAAAACAGGCTGTCGCAATGTTGGCCGCCGGAAAAGCTGCCCTTGCGAATCCGTATGTCTTGGCCGTGGCGGGTGTTACGGCCCTTGGGTATGCGATCTTCAAGCTCGCGACACAGGCGACGGCATCAGAGAAGGCGTTGGATTCCCATAACAAGAGGGTCGCAGAGATGAAGGACTGGATAGAAGGCATGAGATCTCAAACGGATGAACTATTGAATGCTTTACGCGACGATAACAAGTCCATGTTACAGAAAGTGGAGGCATACGAGAAATTACAAGCCCTCTATCCGGATGAACTGAAAAATCTATCCTTGCAAAAGTTTATGTTGATGGATATGACGGAGGCTAATAAGATGCTTTCTAAATCGATAGATGAGCGAACCATGGCCCAACAGCGCACTACCGTAAACTCCATAGAGGATGAAATTGCAAAAAATAACCATCGAATCTCCCAGCTAGACAAGAAAAGTTGGATTGATACCAGCTTTTCGGAGGCATTTGAGTTACGTCGTTTACGAAAACGGAACGAGCAGTTGAAGATTGAGCATGATAAAGCGGTTGAGATAGTCGTACAAGGATTGAAGGCTCGTACGAAGGCGGAGGTGTTAGCTAGTAGCCAACAAGAGGAGGAAAAGGCGAAAATAGCTACACCTATTGATAAAAAGGAACTAGAAAAGCGAAAAAAGCTTCAAGACGAACTCCTATCCCTCCGCCGGCAGAACCAGCAATCCGAGATCGATCTGATGAAAGAAGGATCGGAAAAGAAGATCGCCCAGATAAACCTAGACTATGACAATGAGATCGCCGCCATACTTACCAAGGAAAAAGAGTGGAAAGACGCTCAAGGCGGCAAACTGACTAAGGAACAGACCGTGGAGATTCGTACAGCCTTGGTGAACTCATACGTCAAACGGGAGCGATCGACCTCTAATGTGAATAAGGAACAACTGGAGGAAGAGAAACGTGCCATGAACGAGTATCTGAAAGAATACGGTTCTTATCTTGATAAGAGAGATGCTATCACGGCTCTTTATAACGAGAAGATAGCCAAGGCTACGACGGAAGGCGAGAAGCTGTCCCTTGGTGAAGAGATGAAGAAAGAGCTGGCTGCCGTCGATGACGAGGCCCAGAAGAAAACGTCCATCATCACGAAGCTATTCTCCGACATGAGCAAGAGGACGGTGGTCGATATACGGTCTATCTCCAAGGAGGCGCAGGCTATGCTTGATTATATCAATGAGGGCGAGTTCAAGACCGGTTCCGACGGAAAAGGCTTGTTCGGCCTGACCAAGGAGCAATTTGATATCCTTTCCAAGTCCCCGGAGAAGTTACAGGCCATAAAGGACGAGATCGCCAACGTCAATAAGGAGGCCGATCAGATGGACACGTCTTTCAACAAGGTATCGAACGGCCTTAAAAAGGTGTTCTCAGCCGGGGATGATACAAAGAGACTAAAAGAAGGCTTAGCTGAGATAGATGCCGGCATGAGTGATATCATGCAAGCCGGACAGTTCCTCTCCGACACGTTCTCCAAGTTAGGTGACGCTTTCGGTAGTGACCTTATGTCCGGTATTGCCGAAGGCTTGAATGTGGCCATGGACACGGTCAATTCCGCCATGGACGGGGCGAAAGCCGGCGCGATGTTCGGGCCGATCGGTGCGTCCGCCGGTGCCGCTATCGGGGTGGTCACATCCCTTGCCTCTTCTATCGCCAAGATCCATGACAAGAAGAACGAGAGTCGTATCCAGCGTTTGCAGGATCAGATCGACACGTTGGACAAGTCGTACGACAAGCTGGGCAGGTCCATCGAGAAAGCCTATTCCAAGGATGCCTCCAAGCTTATCGACCAGCAGAATAAGCTATTGGAACAGCAAAAAGTGCTTATCCAAAACCAGATCAAGGAGGAGGAGGACAAGAAGAAAACCGACAATGACCGTATCAAGGAGTGGCGGGACCAGATAGACGAGATCAATAACACCATAGCGGATAACAAGGAGGCCGGCAAGGACGCCATTTTCGGTAGTGACATAAAATCGGCGATCGACGATTTCGCCAACGCTTACGCCGACGCATGGGCCGCCGGGGAGGACAAGGCGCGATCGGCCAAGGATCTTGTGAGGAAGATGATAAGGAACATGGTCACGGAGTCGATCAAGGCCGCCGCTTCCGATCCCATGAAAGAGATCCGGGAGAAGCTGCTCGAGTTCTGGTCCGACGATTATATCAGCGACTGGGAACAGGATTATCTGGATCGGAAGGCGCAGGAGCTGGCCGACGACCTCGACCGTAAGTTTGGTTGGGCCGACAAATATTTCAATACCGGTAATACGGTAGAGGAGGACGACGGGCGTACGGCCTCGTCCAAGGGCGTTGGTTCCATCTCTCAGGACTCTGCGGACGTCATAGACGGTAAGATGTCGACCCAACTTATATTTTTAGATAGGACGTTGGTGCAAGTGACGGGTATAGCCGACCAGATGCGCTTCATCTACGACCTCCAGACAAGGGGCTGGAAGAACGTGGAGGCGATCAAGGACCTGTCCGGGAAGGTGTCGGAGAACACGGCCAAGGTAGCTGAGATCTCCGGACGTATAGAGGCCCTATCCGAGAAGATAGAGGCGAATACCAAGTCGGCGGCCTCCGGTATAAAGACTATTAACGACAAGGGTATATTAATGAGATCAAGATAATGATGGAGACGGTTAACGACATAATCAAATCGGCCCTCTCGCTCGGGGCATGCAGTGGTTCTAACGGGGTGACGGACTGGAGAAGCCTCGTGTGGCTGTTCTTCAGCCCGCAGGGGCGTGAGTTTTGTGCGGAGAATGATTTCCCGTCGTTAGACATGTTCCGTGGCATGGCCGGTCACGTGATGCCCTACGGGGTGTACGTTGACTCCGGCCACGTGTACGTAACCAATCCCGGCAATATCGCCGTGATAGGTGATACGGATGCGGTGATAACGATAGACGATAACGAGCGTGTTCACAAGGTGATCCTCATGCACGGCGGCAAGGCTAGGGTCGTGGCGAGCGATTACGCCGTGATCCTGCTGGTGAATATCGGGGGAGAGGTTGAGATAAACAAGGATAATACCGTGGTGATCTTATGAGGGGTGAGTTATACATAGACGGCAAGGACGCCTACACCGATTTCGGCGTATGGATCACGGAGGGAGGTTACGACGGCCTTCTCCCGTTCCCCGAGCTGGTGGAACCGGCTAGGAACGACTGGCCGGACGAGGACGGCATAGAGCCGGACTTGGAAAAGCCCACCTTGAAACCACGGGAGCTCAACATCACGTTCGTCCGCAGCGTGGACGGAAGATCCGCCGGCGCTCTCGTCGAGCACCTATCGAAGTCCGGGTATCACCTCTTCCGTATCCCCTCGCTGGGCAGGGAGTGGAGCTTGCGACTCATCCAGAGCCCGGCGTATGAGGATTGGGACACGTTGGAGGCCTTCACGTTACGGTTCGCCGAGGATCAGCCCGTAAGACCCTTGTCCGTGGTGATCCCGGAGGGTAGAGCGTATGTTCCTCCATCCGAGTACGAGCTGGACGGCGTACCCTTGGATCGATACGGCGTGATGGTGACGGAGGGCCGGGACGAGATCATGAGATCCCCGACCGTGAAGACTAACCTGTCCCGTACGGTACTGGACGTTGACGGTAAGATTTACGATGCCGGCAAGGTGGTGTATAATAGCAAGGAAGTCACTCTTAAATGCTGTCTCATCGCCGGCTCAATGACGACATTCTGGAGTTGTTACGACACCCTGTTGGATGCCTTGATCCAGCCGGGCGAGCGTTCGCTGTACGTGGATTACAACGTGGAGGAATACCCTTGCTACTACAAGAGGACATCCGGATGGAAGCTTGAGAGCCTCCGGGGGCGTGTGGTGGTGACATTCAACCTCACGCTGGAGTTCACGGTGTTCCGGATGGATGGTGTCGATTACCTGCTGGCTACCGAGGCCGGGGAACTGGTGGTCACGGAGGACGGGGAGTATTACATAGACTTGAACATATATGCCTAAAAAGAAGAAGAAAATATCGGAACTCGCGTTGGCTGACAGCCTTATCGGTCTGTACACGATCGGTTGCAAGATCATAGACGGCATACAAACCAGCGTGAAGGTGAGCCTCGGAACCATCCAGACGGCTTACGAGAACATGCTTACGGAGATCTCCAACGCCCGTGCCGCTACCAAGGCGGCCAATACGGCGGCTTCC